ACAATGAACAAGAGTTACCAGACAAGATTGAGTTAAATCAATCCAAACTTGTGTTTACAGTGAAAAAACCAGGCGAGTGGAAGAAGGGTTGGTCTCTCTCCAAGAAACAACTTGAAGAATACCTGAACGAAATCCTTCCTGAACACGGACCTGATGTAATGAAAGAAATCATTCGGAAACACGAACCGAAACTCGTGGCGAATGACTATACCTTTGAGTTAAGACCTATGGCTACTTTAGAGGAATAAAATTGCGTGATGGAGGACGGGGTTCTTTGTGTACAGATTGCTCCATATCTCGGAGCATGTTTTGGAGTTCCAATATTGTTCGTTGGGCTTCTTGTATGTTTTTTTCCATCAAGAACCCATAACGAATTCGCGTAAGTTGTGCCGACATAATCTGATTGACCCTCATCGCTTCAAGAGCAATACCTCGTACAGTATTCACCATCAAGAGTATGACTTAATGCGACACAATTTTTTAAAACGGAATCTTGTCGTCCAACAAAATCCCCTGTATGATGGATCTCTATAGTCCTTACAACTCGTGTAATCAATACTTCACGGAAAAGCACATTCACGGCATTCTTCGAAAACATGGATTGCCTCATTATAGAGTTCAAAATACACGCATCTTTCAAACGGCAATGGTCCACACGACCTATGTTCGTAGATCAGAATATACAACTCCTGATGGACGCCCAGCGCAACTCGCACTGTGTCCAACTGGAGTGATGCCTCTTCAAGATGAATCGTATGAGTGCTTGGAGTTTGAAGGAGATAGTGTGTTAGGGGTTTGTGTGGCCACATATCTTCGCAAGAAGTATCCTGAGAAGAAACAGGGATTTCTGACCGATGCCCGTAAAGAACTTGTGAATAACGAAAGAATAGGACAACTCTCCAAACAAATCGGTCTTCACAAGTTTTATGTCATTAGTCGTCATAACGAAGAAAGTCCCGCAATCGCAGGACGAAACAATCTGAAGAAACTTGGAGATATCTTTGAAGCCTTTATCGGCGCTCTTTGGACCGATTGTGGAAATCGGTTTAATATCGTCTATGCCTTCGTCATTGCTGTTATGGAAGCTTACTTGGATATTGAAGAAATCGTGACTGCGACCACAAACTATAAGGATATGTTTCAGAAATACAGTCAAAAAGAGTTAGGATGTACGCCTACGTATGTCATGTTATCCAATGATACGAAACTTAATGAAATCCGTGTGGCTGTCTGTGATGGATCTGGAAAACACCTTGCCTATGGTGTAGGACCTACACGCAAGAAAGCCGAACAAATGGCCTCTCGTGAAGCCCTTACTTCCGTTTCTGGGTCACCACTCGCATCTTCTTCCCACACTTAAACTTCTTAATTGTCTTCCCTTTCGTATGTAAAACACTCTTTACGCACACAGCAATGGCACCTTGTTCTTTGGTACTTCCTTTCCGTGCCTTCAGAGTCTTTCGGACAGATTTGATACACCTGCAAAAACGAGCTGTCTGACTTTTTCGCTTCATTCCTCCACTCCTCCCAAAGTATGGAAGGTTTGAAAATCCTGGAGTTTCGTATAACTCAGATTCATCTGCCATTTCGTCTTCCGTTGTTCGGTGTACTGTCATTGAATAGATGGTTCGCAATACTTCTTTCAATTCTTCTATTGTAGTTTTCAAATTTTCCCCTTTTGCGATGTCCTCACGATATGGGATTGCAAACAATCCTTTTGCTGTTTCGACTTTCGCCTTTGCTTTTTCTGGAAGAACAACCCTAGAAGTTACAATTTGATTGGTTACCTCCTTTGCGATATCATACCTTTCTTGTCCTTCATCGGGTATATCTCGAAGTTTCCTGTATAACTCTCGTATTTGTTCTTGATCCATCCTTACTCGGGTTCGTAGAAAAGAATATATCCTTTCTCATTTAGTAAAGACAAATGGGCGGTGGTCTATTACAACTCGTAGCTTATGGTGCTCAAGATGCCTACCTCACAGGCAATCCTCACATCACTTTCTGGAAAATCCTCTACAAGAGACACACGAACTTTGCGATTGAGGCCTTCCGTGTGAACTTCACTGGCGCGCCTACCTACGGTCAACGTATCGTTGCTGTAGTCAATCGTAATGCCGACTTGATTTGGAAGACTTACGTAGAGGTTTCATTACCGGACACATATGTTTCTTCCGTCAATGTTCCTTGGACAAGTGGAGCAAAACGTCGTCTCGGATACCTTCTCTTGAAACAGATTGAAGTTGAGATTGGTGGTCAAGTGATTGATCGTCATTATGGCGAATGGCTTTACCTCTGGGAAACTCTTACAGCTGACTTCGATACAGCCATGAAACTGGATTCCATGGTAGGAGGCGAATTTAGTGGAAATACATCAACCTTCCAAACCTGCAATGGAGGATACCAAAATCTTTACATTCCTCTCCAGTTCTGGTTCTGCAGAAACCCTGGTCTTGCTCTTCCTTTGATCGCACTTCAATACCACGAAGTTCGTTTCAACATTATCTTAGAGGACGCGATCAACCTTGTTCAAGGAGCATCTGCTACGGGTACTGCTCTTCAAACGGCAGCCAACAAGCTTCCTCCTCTCCGTGATATGGCTCTCTATATGGACTACATCTATTTGGATGTGGATGAGCGTCGTCGTTTCGCACAGGAATCTCACGAATACTTGATTGATCAACTTCAATATGAGGGTCAGCAACAGATTACCACTGCTTCTGCCCGTTTGGATTTGACACTCAACCACCCTGTGAAAGAACTTATCTGGGTGTTCCAAGATGCTCGTAAAACAGATTGCTCTCTTCCCCCAACTCAGGGATCTTACACACAACTACTGAATACTCAACCCTTCAGCTACGATAATATCGTAAATCGTTGTCGTCTTCAGATCAACGGACAAGACCGTTTCGATGAACGATATGGAGATTACTTCTGGAAGGTTCAGCCCTACCAACACCACACAGGAGGAGCTTACAATCTTACTATCGGTCAAACCAGTGTAACTCCTGTAACAAATCCTAACCCTATCAACGTGTACTCTTTTGCCATTCAACCCGAGGAACATCAACCCAGTGGAACATGCAACTTCTCTCGCATTGACAATGCAACTTTAGTCTTCGATAGCATTACCAACACTAGTGCAGGTGTAGACGATTCAGGGACATTCCCAAGCAAGGCCTATCCTTTCAACTTCCGTATCTATGCCGTGAACTACAACATCTTCCGTATTATGAGTGGGATGGGTGGTCTGGCTTACTCGAACTAAGCATCTGACGAAGTTTCTCCAAATACAAAATCGCATCCATCAACTCTTCTTGAGCGTGATTAATCCAATCTAAAACATTCAAGTCGGTTCTATCCAGTGTAGTTCCGTATTTCTTTTGACCTAATTCTGAACGCTGAGTAAACTTAGCAAGAATGGCTTGCACAATGCTGTCCATTTTTGTGAAAAGAAAGTCAGGAACAAGTAAATGAAAATTCTAATGTTGGTTATCTCCAGCGATACCTTCCCTGTGTATGCGAAACATAGAGAGGTCTGGAGAATGTATATGAAATCTCATCCCGATATTGATTGTTATTTTATTCATTATCGTCCAGAGGCCATCATTCCTATTTTGACGAAAGATACACTCTTTTTACGAGGGATAGAATCGTATGGAGGCATAACACGAAAAACGATTGAATCTCTTCAATACTTTTTTCAGAGAGGGAAACCTTATACTCATGTAGTTCGGACAAATCTATCCTCCGTTTGGGATTTTAAAGAGTTAGTTGCCTTTTTAGAAACACAGCCTAAAACAGGATTGTATTCTGGAATCATCAATAACAATGTTGAAAATAAGGCACCCTATGTATCGGGTGCTGGAATTGTTATGAGCATAGACATTGCTCAAATGTTAGTAGAACTGCGAAATTTTGTTTGTTCTGTAGGAATCAGTGATGACGTAGATTTTGGTCATACTCTTTCTGGTCTAGGCATTTCTCCCGTACATGGAAAACGAGTAGATTTCGTTTCCTTAAAACACTACGAAGAACACCATGATAAAACCCCAGAAGGAAGTTATCACTATCGGATAAGACATGAAAATTACGTAGGAAACCGAATGGAAGAACCTGAAATCATGCGACGTATTGTCGCGAGAATATATAACAAATGATTCCCAGAGTTTATTGGTATGTGTTATTGATTGTCATGTTAGAAACCCTCGCGATGTCTTGCTTCAAAAAGAGTATTGACAGTAGTGCCTTCTTCGCAGTCGGTGTTCTCTTCTATGCTGCCGTAGGGTATCTTTTACGGTTTACGATGAATGCATCAGGCATGGCAATGACAAATGCATTATGGTCAGGATTTTCAGTCTTAGCAACAACGGTTGTAGGTATTATGTTGTTTAAGGAAAGTCTTCACTATCACGATTATTTCGCGATTACACTTATTGTAGTAGGTGTTATGATTTTGAAGGTCACTGATTAACCATCTTTAGGAGTAAGTTTTGTATTCGGAACACAAACAGAGATTCCAAGTGTCTGTTGCATCATTAAAGGGGCAGGATGACGAGGACCAGGACAGCTGACATGATCAAATCCGAGGATATGTCCCATTTCGTGAGTGACCATATATTGCCGATACTCCTTGAGTTGAAGCCCACTTTTGTTTTTAAGAGTTCCGTTCCACAACTCGGCATTCAATCTCATATGAGTTCCTTTCATTTCGGCACAGGATAGATCTTTCCTAGGACAACCTTTTGCGACTAATGTATCAGGAGACGACAAATGGATTTGGATTTTTCCACGAGGAGAGGCTTCAAATGTATATCCACGAGAGACCCATCCATCTGGATCTGCGAGATAGACCGAGATTTCATCCGCAAAATCCTTTGGTAAATAGTCTACATCGTCATCTACAATCGTTCTGTAGGTGATTTTCATTATTCTTACCGTATAAAGTTATATGCAGTGTAAGTTGCCTGCTGAGTTTCGACATTTTTGTAAATTTGGATGTGCATACTGGGATCATACATTAACTCATCTTCGGTGTCAGACTGCGAACAAACTAGGTTGTGTGGCTCCATGTTTCCAAAACGAAAAGGAAAAAGGTTTAGGAGTGAAGAGTAATGCCGAGTTGCAAGTGTTGCCGAAAGAAGACCCATCTAGAGTTCAAATGTACCTGCGGTGGAATCTATTGTGTAGCGTGCAGGACACCCGAAGTGCACAAGTGCACTATTGCGCTAAATCAAATTCCGAAGATAAATCTCGAGAAAGTCGTTGCCCCGAAGATCGAGAAGATCTAGGAGGAGGTGATGTTAATCGTCGCATGAAATAGGACATCATTCGTTGAAGGGTCATACGACCAATATTTCTATGGTTCAACACTAATACATTCGGTGCTTCTGGATCTTCGGTTTCAACTACTTCTATACCCAGATGAACATCTTCTTTATCAAAACTTACAGTGTAGATATTGGGTTCCTCGTGGGTTCGTATGACTTTTTCGGTAAATCCAGGAAATCGTTGTACAAAATCGGTTGCTACGTTTTCAAGTGCTCTCATTTTTCTAGTAAGTGTATCTTTCCTAAAAGAAAAGAATCCATTTTTAAAGGTAAATGATGAACGTCCTCTTTGAAGCCATTTTTGTAGGTCTTTTCTTACTCCCTATCTACTTTGTTGCAGAGAAACTCGCATCAGGTTATGGTAAAATGACCGTGGTCTTCTTATCTGGTGCTCTCTTCCACATCGTCGCAGAAATCTTGGGCATCAACAA